GGCTCACAAGATCGACAAATTCATGCCAGCAGACATGCGGCTTGATTATCTNAAGATGATAAACGATGTTTATGTAACAAAACAGCGTAGAGAGGAAATCTTATCCATTATAAATAGTATTTTAGGGGAGTACGGGTACATTGAAGAAGGGTGATTTGAAGAAATGAGCAAGGAAAAAAGAAAAGCTTACCAAAAAGCTTGGTATGAAGCGAACAAAGAAAAGCGAAAAGTTTCCCAAAACGCTTGGTACGAAGCCAACAAAGAAAAGAAAAAAGCTTACAGTAAAGCTTGGTACGAAGCCAACAAAGAAAAGCGAAAAGCTTCCAAAAAGGCTTGGTACGAAGCCAATAAGGAAAATGTAAAAGCTTACAACAAAGCTTACAAGGAAGCCAATAAGGAAAAGAAAATGGCTTACCAAAAAGCTTACGAAAATAAAAGGTTGAAAGAAGATCCTATTTTTAGATTGCTAAAGAATATGCGGAATGGGATGTGGAGTGTTTTATCTGGCAGAACTAAGTCAAGCCACACTATGGAATACGTTGGTATGTCCNCTGATGAATTAATGAATTATTTAGAAAATAAATTTACAGAAGGTATGACGAGAGACAATTATGGTGAATGGCATGTTGATCATATTCGTCCACTTGCTTCATTTGATTTTACCGGTCCAGACAGAGAAGAACAATTACACATTGCTTGGAGCCATACAAATCTGCAACCATTATGGGCCTTAGACAATATACGTAAGGGAGCTAGGTATGAAGAAGGGTAGAATTTCAAAAGACGAAGAGAAACACATAAAAGAGCACATAGACATCGGTTTCGAGCGACTTGGGCTGGAACTGGACCGAGATCCAGAGAGTGTTTTAACTTTTATAAAGAAAAAGGTTGCAGAGGGCAAGTTTGAGTCTCCATTTTGGCTGGACACAAGCAACTCTGAGGAGCAAGCTCGGTTTGACTTGACCTTTAGACCGTACTGGTCTGAGTTAAAACAACAATTTACCGATCATGAGCTAGAATTATTTAAATATCACTGGGCAAGAATCATTTCCCAGTTCAAGGACGACGTAATACCTACCGAGGAACTACAAGTTGTTGACTTAATCAAGCTTGAGTTACTAATGAACAGAGGGCTAAAGCACAACAAAGACAATATAGAGCAAATATCTGCACTAGAAGCCCTCATATCAATCGAGAGACAGCGTGATTCAGATCAAATGGACAAGGAGGCGATTTTTAATATGGAGCGTCAGGTGGCATCCCTGAAGGCTTCACAGGAATCGTTAAACAAGGACTACAGAGAGCTACAAACAAAGAAAAATAGTATGCTCAAAGAAATGAAGGCAACAAGAGAGCAGCGTGTAAAGAGATTAGAAGACAGCAAACAAAATTTCACAAGCTGGTTAGCGTTTCTAGTGACTAACCCAGACGTAGCCAAGGGCTACGGACTTGAAATGGAGAAGATGCGTCTAGCTATGAACAAGGAAAAAGAGCGACTATCGGAATTTCATAAATATCAAGACGAAACAGTGGACCAACCTTTTTTAACACCGGACACAGTAAAGGAATAAAACAATGAAAAAAGCTATTATCTTTGGAACAACGGGTCAAGACGGAAGTCACTTGTCGGACCTATTACTAAGCAAAAATTATCAGGTCGTAGGCGTGACTAGAAGAAGCAGCACGGATAACACTTCTAGGCTCAAACACTTGCTACAAGACAATAGATTCACTTTGTTGGAAGGCGACATAACAGATCCTCACAGTGTTTTAAGCGTCCTTTCAGAACACGCAAACGTAGATGAAGTCTACAATCTAGCAGCACAGTCACACGTTGCAGTATCTTTCAAACAACCAGCATTGACTTGGGATATAACAGGCAAGGGCTGTTTAAATATTCTACAGTCTATGGTTGATCTTAAAATTAACGCTAGATTTTATCAAGCTAGTTCTTCTGAGATGTTTGGAAAAAATTATGATGTAGACAGGTCTCAAAATAAATTTCAAAACGAAGAGACTAAATTTATGCCGCAAAGCCCATACGCGATTGCAAAATGTGCCGCACATCATCTAACAAGATTATTTAGAGAAGCTTATGATATGCACGCCAGTGCGGGAATACTTTTTAACCACGAAGGCGAAAGACGCGGTGAAACATTTGTAACTAGAAAAATAACTAAATGGGTTGGAGAATACCATAAGTGGAGGAAAAAAGGCGTTAAGTACCTTAAACTTGTTCATGAAGACATCGAGCCTTTCGAAGAAAACCCNGATTTACTTTACAGAGTTGATCACGGCGAACTTATTACTTTTCCAAAGCTACGTTTAGGTAATCTTGACGCATTTCGTGACTGGGGGTATGCAGGAGATTACGTGGAAGCAATGTGGATGATGTTGCAGCAGGATATTCCTGACGACTACGTTATATGCACCGGCGAAACTCATACGATTAGAGAATTTCTAGAAGTGGCATTTAAACAAATTGGTATTGACAATTGGTCTGACCTCGTAATCCAAGACCCTGAGTTCTATCGACCTGCGGAAGTGGACTATCTACGTGGCTGTAATGAAAAAGCTGAAGAGAAGTTAGGGTGGACACCAAAACACTCCTTTGAAGAACTAGTGAAACTTATGGTAGAAGCTGACTCTAAATGAAAGTATACAAAGTCGAACTAGATATGACATACGCTCTAGGAAGACTTAAAAAATTTAACCTAAAACAATACAATTCCCAATTCCCTATAATTTTTGTAGAGGCAGACGACCCTGACGAAGCGTGCTATATTGCAGTCTACCAATTAGCGTTAATACTTATACAACAAGAACCTACTCATGAAAACGCAGTTTTTATAAAAGATCTTATATACGATATTCATATATTAAAAGTTAGGTGCCCAGAATGAGAGACTACAACGATCAGGTCTACAAAGACTGGAGAAAACAAGTTTATAAACGAGACAAGTTTACATGCCAGATGCCGGGATGTAAAGTTAAGCGTCGATCTTTACAAGCACACCACATCAAGAAATGGTCGAACGCTTCCATGTTGAGATATGATATTGATAATGGCATTACACTTTGCAGAAAGTGTCATAAAGAAGTCACAGGTTGTGAACATCAATACGAATCTTTATTTATGGAAATAGTTAGAAAGAACAATGGCTAAATCATTACCGTTTACTATAGTAAAAGACACAAGAGAGCAAGAGGGCTACACTTTTCAAGCAAGTAGCTCCAGATACCACACCTGTAAGGGTATGGTTTTAGAAAAACTAGACACAGGAGACTACAGCCTTAAAGGGCTTGAAGACAAACTGTGCATAGAGAGAAAGGCGAGTGTAGTAGAATTTGCTAATAACGTTGGGCACGATCAAGCTAGATTTCTAAGAGAAATAGACAGAATGTCTAGCTTTCCATACAAGTTTATAGTTTTAGAATTTTCTTTATCGGATCTCATGAACTTTCCGGTTGGCTCTGACATACCAGAGGAAAAATGGGACTCTATAAAAATTACCAATAAGTTTATGTTAAAAATGCTAATGGACTTTCAAATCAACCACGACATTCACGTTTTGTTTTGTGGTTCAAAAAAGAATGCTAAATGGACTGTGTTAAGCATACTGAAAAGGATAAATGAAAAATATTCTAAAGAGGATAATTAATGACGCTTTCAATAGACACCATATCTGATATACATACGTACAGTATAGATGTCAAAAACAGAGAAATATACCTGCATAGCTATATAGCAAACTCCGAAGAAGACCCCGGAGTTGACTACAAAATGGCTACAAATTTTTATAAAAACATTAGGCTGCTAGATTCTATATCGCAAGAGCCGATTGTGGTACATATGCACAGCATAGGTGGTTGTTGGAATGACGGCATGGCTATTTATGATGCAATGTGTGTCGCACAGTCATATATAACAATCATAACATATGGCCAAGCTGAATCAATGAGTAGTATAGTTTTACAGGCTGGAGATAAAAGAGTCATGATGCCAAACTCATACTTCATGTCTCACTTTGGTTCGACTGGCTATTCTGGAAATTATCTCGATGTTCAAAAAGGTGCAGCTTTTGAAAAGAGGATAAATGAGACTATGTTAGATATCTACACCGACGCTTGTCTTAAGGGTAAGTATTTTAAAGAAAACTACACAGACCTCAACTATGATAAGGTTAAAAATTATCTTAAAAGAAAGTTCAAAGACGGTGATTGGTATCTAGACGCACACGAAGCTGTTTACTACGGCTTTGCAGATATCGTATTGAAAACCAGAAACTGTAAACACATCAATAGTCTTAAATAGAGTACAACATGAGTGACTTAAAACAAATAAACGAAGCTTGGTTAAATCTAGATGTAGAGGAGAAAGATCTATTCAATCCATTTGATTGCATTTCTTTATCCCAGCACGATGTTCACTACAAGATAACTTGGCTACTTAGTAGACCTGAGTATTTCTCTTTCTTGTGCAAGCATATTTTTAATATCAATATTCTACCCTCACAAGCTTTATTTCTGTGTGAGATGTGGAACCGCAAGTTCCCTATGCTTATTGCTAGTCGTGGATTTGGTAAGTCCTTTATTCTTTCTTTATATTCTATGATCAGGGCTTTACTATTACCAGAGAGAAAAGTTGTTATTGTTGGTGCTGCTTTTAGACAGTCTAAAGTTCTTTTTGAGTACATGGAAACTATATGGAATAATTCACCTATCCTGAGAAGCATGTGCGATGTTAATTCTGGACCACGCAGAGATGTAGACCGTTGTGTTATGCGTATCAATAAATCTCGCATTACTTGCCTACCATTGGGCGACGGACAGAAAATCAGGGGTCAAAGAGCTAACGATATTATCTCTGACGAGTTTGCTTCTATACCTCGTGATATTTTTGAAACCGTTGTAGCAGGATTTGCTGCGGTAAGCTCCGACCCAATCGAAAACGTCAAAAAGATTGCAGCACAGAAAAAAGCAAGAGAACTAAGTTTAGACCTTTTCAAAGAAGATGGCTCAGTAATTAAAAAGAACGACAATCAAATCATACTGTCGGGTACTGCCTACTATGACTTTAACCATTTTGCTGAATACTGGAAGAGATGGAAAAGTATAATCCAAAGTAAAGGCGAGCCATCTAGACTAAGAGAGGTCTTTGGAGAAGATGCACCCAAGGACTTTAACTGGCAAGACTATTCTATCATACGTGTTCCCTACGAGCTGCTACCAGAAGGCTTTATGGATGCCTCACAGGTCGCTAGATCAAAGGCAACAGTCCATGCTGGTATTTATCAAATGGAGTTTGGAGCGTGCTTTACACGCGATTCTCAGGGCTTCTTCAAGCGTACACTAATTGAGTCTTGCGTATCCAACGACGGGTCTGACGACAGAAAACCAATTAAAGACCCAGAAGGTAACGACATCATCTTTGAAGCCAAGCTCATGGGGGATCGTAACAAGAAATACATATACGGCGTTGACCCAGCATCTGAAGTGGATAATTTCAGTATTGTAGTTTTAGAGATAAATCCAGACCACAGACGGATTGTTCATTGTTGGACGACAAACAGAGAGCAGCATAAGGAAAAGGTCAAAAAAGGCTTTTCTAAAGAAGGAGACTTCTATGCTTATTGTGCTAGAAAAATTAGAGATCTTATGAAAATATTCCCTTGCTTACATATTGCTATGGACGCTCAAGGTGGAGGGATTGCTGTTATGGAGTCTTTGCATGACGCAGATAAGATTAAAGAAGGAGAGCACGCAATTTGGCCTACTATTGATGACGACAAACCAAAAGATACTGATGACCAAAGAGGGCTACACATACTAGAGATGTGTCAGTTTGCGAAACACGACTGGTTAGCCGGAGCAAATCATGGATTAAGAAAAGACCTAGAAGACAAAACAATCCTATTCCCTAGATTTGATGTCATAACTTTAGGAATATCTAATGCTGAGGATGGCTTAAAAAATAGAGTGTTTGACACTTTAGAGCAGTGTGTTATGGAGATAGAAGATCTGAAGGACGAACTTACAATGATACAGATGTCTCAAACCGCCAGCGGAAGAGACAAATGGGATACTCCATCCACAATTGTTGGAACAGGTAAGAAGGGTAAACAAAGGAAAGACCGTTATTCTGCTTTAATCATGGCTAACATGGCAGCAAGAACCATACTACAGCGGCCTACCGCAGAAGCTTACCAGTTCTACGGTGGTTTTGCTACAGTTGAAGACACGGAAGAGGATAAAAATGAAAATCTATACAGCGGTCCCAACTGGTTCACTGATAACATGAAGAACATGTACTAGTTCGTGTATAATCAGATACCAATCTGATTACAATTAAATTAATACTATATGAGGGTAAAATGAGCGAAGATTCTATGATTGTCTGGGACGATAACGATCCCCACAGTAAAGCTAGAGCTTTTGAAGAACACTCAGACTCAGTTGGCTCTTACGAAGGCATTTCTCGTGCCTCTCATAGAGATTTCTTAGATTTAGAACCTAATAGGTCCGTTAGGCCGGGGTTCAACTCTAGAGATTACTATGCTTTCAGACAAGATGAACAAGTGCCTCGTAGAGCAAAACGCATTATAAAAATGTGCATGGACGCATACGATAAGGTTGGTATCGTTAGAAATGTTATTGATTTAATGGGTGACTTTGGTAGTCAAGGAATCAGTATAGTTCATGAAAATAAAAGTGTTGAGAAGTTTTACCAGCAATGGTTTAAGAAATGTGACGGCAAAGAAAGATCAGAAAGATTCTTAAACCAACTGTACAGAACTGGGCATGTTATAGCATATCGAAGCTCAGCAAAAATCACACCAAAGATCACTAAGTACCTTAAGTCTATGGCTAGTGATATACGTGTTCAAGTTCCAAGCGTTTCTCAAAACGTAATACCTTGGAGATACAACTTCTTCAACCCTCTAACGCTGGACATGAAAAATGGAGACGTAAATCTATTTCTAGGTAGAAAAGTATACGATATAACCACAAATAAGTTTTTTGATAATTTTAAAGATGGTGCAATACCTGCTAAAGTTCTAGACACTTTACCTGCAAACATCAAGAACGCAGTCAAGTCAGGTGCTAAAAAAATTCCTCTTGATCCAGAGAGACTTTGTATTCATTACTACAAAAAAGATGATTGGCAAAAGTGGGCACACCCACTAACGTATGCTATTTTAGATGATATTGTTATGCTAGAAAAAATGCGTCTCGCAGATCTATCTGCACTAGACGGTGCCATATCGAATATTAGACTTTGGACGGTCGGTAGTTTAGATCATAAAATTTTACCAAACAGAGCCGCAATCAATAAGCTTAGAAACATTCTAGCAAGTAATGTTGGCGGCGGTACGATGGAATTGGTATGGGGTCCAGAGCTATCTTACACAGAGTCAAACAGTCAGGTTTACAAGTTCTTAGGATCTGAAAAATATACATCTGTCCTCAATAGTATATATGCCGGACTAGGCGTTCCCCCAACCTTAACAGGAATGGCAACAAATGGCGGCGGATTTACTAACAATTTCATATCCCTTAAAACACTAGTGGAAAGACTACAGTATGGTAGAGATCAGCTTACTAAGTTTTGGGAAAAAGAGATAGAGATAGTAAGACGAGCCATGGGCTTTAGAAAAGGTGCTCACGTAACGTTTGATCAAATGAGCCTTTCTGACGAATCCTCTGAAAAGAACCTACTTATACAGCTTGCTGATAGGGATATCATTAGTCATGAAACCATTTTAGAAAGGTTTAAAGAAATCCCGCAAGTAGAGAAAATGAGACTAAAAAGAGAAGGCAAGGCTAGAGATAACGAGAATTTACCTGAAAAAGCTGGTCCTTTTCATCCTCCACCCAAGCCAGAAGAATTGAAGCAAGAAGAGGATAATAAAAAAAATAATGTCGATCCGTCTGGAGGAAGACCTCCATTCAAAAAAGACGAAGAGCCCAGAAAACAAAGGGTAGAAACCCCTAAATCCACTCCCGGACTAGCAGAGTATATTATCTGGGCGAATGAAACTTTTGATAGCATATCTAACCCAAACGGTATCACCAAAGGGTATCTAGCTATGAAGAGCAAAAAGAACATGCGTCAGCTAACAAAGGCTGAGTCTTTAGAGCTAGAAAGGTTAAAGCTTTCTGTTTTCACAAACATAGAGCCTATGTCTAATGCAACAAACGATGCCATTGGCAAGGCTTTATCTTCCAACAAAACAATCCCCACTGATTTTAATAATATACTTAATAATCAGCAAATATCCCCAAAATACTTGAGTATGGATACTTATAAAAGTAAAGTAATTGCAACTTATGTACAGTATCTTCACTCAAAAAAGTAGGTTTTTTTATTTTTTTATTTTTTTGGTGTATAATTTCATATGAGCAAAATACAAGTTTTTAAACAAGAAATAGCCGATGGGTTGGGCGAACTCGTTAAGAGTACCGCCAGCGTTGCGTATTGCTCTGAGGCCACCACCTTCAAGGGGCAGCAGTTTTCAGAAAAGCTTGCGAAGGCTATGGAAAACACAGAAGTTGCTGAAAAGATATTAGCAGAGAATAAAGACCAGATAGACTTGTATTATATCGAATCTGTGCTTGTTTCTACAGGTTGGAATAAAAATGACGATGTTTTTAGGGCAGACAACACTTGGGCCGCTAGAAACACTCCTGAAGATAAACAATTCAATTTTGGTCATGATGAAAATGATATAATTGGACATATCACAGGAAGTTATGTTCTAACAAAAGACGGAAAAGCTGTTGCTGACGATGATACATTAATGCCTGATGAATTTGATATTATATCTCAGGCCGTATTATACAACAGCTGGACTCAACCAGAAAACAGAGACAGGATGGAGAAAATAATCTCCGAGATAGAAGAAGGCAAATGGTTTGTCTCCATGGAATGCCTTTTTGCAGGATTTGATTATGCTTTAATCAACCCGGAAGGTGAAGCTCAGATTGTAGCCAGAGGTGAGCAGTCTGCGTTTCTAACAAAGCACTTAAGGGCTTATGGTGGCGGTGGAGAGTATGAAGGATATAAACTTGGTCGTGCATTGAATAACATATCCTTCTCTGGAAAAGGCTTGGTTGCAAAACCTGCCAATCCCAGAAGTGTTATTTTAAATAGCAAAAGTACTGCACAATTTAAAACAAATGACATTAATTCTAATCTAATTATAGGAGAAAAACACATGTCAGATACTACGTTGTTAGAAAAGCAGCTAGCTGAAGTTCAAACTCAGCTTTCTTCTGCGAAAGCAGAAAATCAAGCTATTAAAGCTAAGATAGAAGAAGCAAAAGATAAAGAGTTTGCATCTACTGTCGAATCTTTTGAAGCAGCTGCCGAAGAAAGCAAAGCAACTATTTCTGAGCTTGAAGAGAGTGTTAAGTCTACTCAGGCTCGCGTTGCTGAACTAGAAGATTCACTCGTTACATCTCAAAATGAGCTTGCAGAAGCCATGAAGAAAATGGACGAGATGAAAAAGAAAGAAGCTATGAAGATGCGTAAGGACAAGATGGCTGACGCTGGATTTGACGAAGAAGATATCGAAGAGTCTATGGCTGGTTTCGAATCTTTGTCAGAAGATGCGTTTGACGTTATTGTAGCAATGATGAAGAAGAAGATGGCCAAGAAAAAAGAAGAAGAGGCCATGATGAAAAAGCCTAAAGCATCAGACGAAGATGCTGAAGCAGCAATGCCTCCGGCTTTGAAGGAAGCAATCGAGAAGAAGAAGAAAGAAAAGGAAGAAAAAGATGCCAAGGCTTCTGAAGAAGAAGTCACAGCAGAGCATTTTGACGGTGTGGAGTCTACTGAGGCAACTCTGATTGATTCAGAAGATCTAGTAGACGAAATGGAATCAACCAGAGCTAGCGTAGCAGACTGGTTTGCAAATAACGTCCTTTCTAAATAAACGTTTATACAAGGAGATAATAATATGGCTCTTAAAGCAGATAGATATGAAGAATCTACAGATGTCAGCTTTTTTTACAATGCTGGCACAGCCACTCGCGGTGGCGTCGTTTGTCTAGATACGGCGACAGTTGCGGGTGCTTCAGGTGCGGCTTTGGATCAAGGTGAAAACCTTGTTTCTTATCAAGCTGCGGCAGCAACAGATGTTCCAGTTGGAATTTTGCTTAACGATGTTGTTAACAAAGATCTGACAAGAACTCACATTAATCAATATAAAGACGAAGTTCAACAAGGTGGTAAGGTCACTGTTATGACTCGCGGTTGGGTTGTTACAAATAACATTACTGGTACTCCTACTGCTGGTTCGCTTGCTTATGCAGACGCCACGGGCGGAACCGCTGGTAATATCGCCGTTGACGTAAATGCTCTTGGCAGTGCATCTGCTTCTGGTAACTTGGCAATTGGTCGATTTATGTCTCGCAAAGACGCAGATGGCTATGCTAAGGTTTATGTTAACCTTCCTAATCACGGTCCCGACGACGCACGATAACCCTAATTAAAGGAGAATTTATAATGTCATATACAGAAAGACCTAGCGATGAATTTATTGCATTGCTACAAAAATCTGGTGATAGCGACCAAAATGTCGCATACGCCGCACAGCGAGAATTCGCTAAAGCATTAGAGCTTCCTTTGCGTAAGGGTGTTCTTGTTGGAAATATCCTTGGAGATATTTTCGAAACCATCAATGTCGAGCCGGGAGCCTCTACGGAGTATCCTCTTGACCTGATTTCCCCCGGACTTGAAGGTGAGCACGTAGCTTACACCAATCCGGGCCATGGTCGCATTCCCGAAAGAGCGGTTGAAAGCGATTATGTTATGATCCCGACTTATAGCATCACCTCTAGCATTGACTACTTGCTACGTTATGCTCGTGAAGCTCGTTGGGATATTGTTGGTCGTGCCATGCAAGTCTTGGAAGCTGGTTTTACCAAGAAGATGAATGATGATGGCTGGCACACCCTTTTGGCCGCAGGCGTTGATCGTAACATCTTAGTTTACGACGGTGACGCTACTGCTGGTCTCTTTAGCAAGCGATTGGTATCTTTGATGCAGACTGTTATGCGTCGAAATGCTGGCGGTAACACTGGATCTGCCAATCGCGGTCGTCTGACTGATCTTTACGTTTCTCCAGAAGCATTGGAAGATGTGCGTAACTGGGGACTAGATCAGATCGACGAAGTAACTCGTCGTGAAATCTACACGGCGGCAGAAGGCGGTGCACCTATCACCAGAATCTTTGGTGTGAACTTGCACGATCTTGATGAGCTTGGCGAAGGTCAAGACTATCAAACCTTCTTCACTGACGGCCTGAGCGGTGCTGTTCAGGCTTCTGACCTCGAACTTGTTGTTGGTTTAGACCAGTCTTCTAACGACAGCTTCGTCATGCCGATGAAGCAACAGCTCGAAATCTTTGAAGATCCCACTCTTCACAGACAACAACGAGCTGGATACTACGGCTTTGCTGAGCTTGGATTTGGTGTTCTTGATAACCGCAGAGTTATTCTTGGCTCCTTCTAGTTCTTAGCCGTATCGTGCTTCTCAAAGAGTCGTCTTCATAATACTGGGGGCGGCTCTTTTTTCGTGTATAATATCTAGATAGATCTTTATTTTCAAAGGATTTTTAAGGAGTTTTTAATGGCGGCTTTATCAGATTATTTAGAATCTGGTCTTCTTAACCACATGTTTAGAGGGGCTTCTTTTAGTAAGCCAACAAACATAGCAATTGCTCTCACCAGTGGTGTTCCTCAAGACTCAGATACAGGTGTAAACCAACAAAATGGTGGAACACTCCCAGAATTACCCTCCGGCACAGCAGATGGACAGCTAACAGGCTACGCGAGATTGAACCTTGGCGACCCATCCTCACTTGGAGATACATACTGGTCTCACAACCCTGACGATATATCTGTTGGTAGCGGGGTTATAAAAAACGCTTCCTCTTTCTTGTTTGACACTGGAGAAGGTTCAGCAGCCTTAGTAGACTGGGGCTGGGTATCAGGCATTGCTATTGTAGACTCTGGAGAGTACGGCACTGGCAACCTATTAATGTGGTCAGCTTTAGATAATCCACGTATTATTTACACTGGCGATACTGTAAAATTTGACGCATCTAGCCTACAAATTAGCTTTAAATAATAAACCCCCTATAAGGTTTAAAAATGATTTTATCTAAATCAGAGTATCTAGCGTCTATTGGTGAGTTACTGCCAGATAACTCTAATCAACAAATATCTCCACAAGACCTTAGAACTAGCTTAACTGACTTAGTTGATTCAGTCCACAAGTTCTTAGAAGGCCATCCGGTCAATGCTACAAATATAGCTACCCCCGACATAAGAACTACAAGAGTTGGCGATCTATCTTTAGACAAGTTACAATACGCAGGAAGAACCAGTACAGATAACTCTGCTTTTGGTTATTACGCTTTAGGTGCAAATTACCAAAGCAGTGGAAACACCGCACTTGGTTCCCATTCGTTGGGTTGCAACTTGTATGGAGATTATAATACAGCAATTGGCATAAATTCCATAGCTGGAAATACAGTAGGCTCTGGCAATACCAGTATAGGTAGTTTATCGTTACAAACAAATAGGAAGGGTAATTTCAATATAGCTATTGGGCATGGTGCTGGTAGTCATATTGGTGAGGACGTTAGCAACAAATTCTACCTTGGTGTAGATCCGATAGACACTGCTACAGACTGTGACGCCCTATCCTCTTCAGGTTCCCTACCTCTTTTGTACGGGGATACTTCTACTCTAAAACTAGCAATCGCTACCCAGTCACTACATGGCTATGGCACTTTACAAGTGTCCGGGGACGTAACACCTTCCCATAGTGGTGCTTTCAATCTTGGTAACGAAACTTACAATTGGTCGTCAGTAAATGAGATAATAAATTTTGCTGGAGATCCTCAAAAAATTGGTGTTGGTACTACAGAACCATCCGGTGACCAAGGGTTAATGACCGTAAAGGGTAATGTTGTTCCAGAAACAAGTGATGTTTACGCTTTGGGTCATGAAGACTTAAGGTGGGATGGCTACTTTAATGATATTCTGGTTAGCGGCAGGGCCGTAATAAATGATTATACATATCAGACAATAACTGAGTGTTTGTATGATTGCAAAACCCTACACTTGGCAACCAGTGGAATGTGTGCCACCGGAGAGCTTGGGTTTGCACACGGTGGTGTGTGCGGCTACATGAGCGACGAGTCCTTAGAAGGGGCTGGGTTCGAAGTACACTCTAGCGGATCTGACTACAGAAGAGATTACAAGTTTATCTACAGAGCACCAGATCCTACACTCACTTGCTTAGAACTTGATAATGTGTACTCTAGGTCTAGGTGGCAATCAAATATTAGTATGGAGATTACTAGTGGCAACCATCTTCAAACAGAAAGAATCCTTAGCGATGATAAGTTATCCCTAGTTAAACAGAGTGGGTGCTATGGATTCTTCATGAATAGCTATCTACCTAGTGGTAACAGGGCTTTTATCTCTACAGAAGATCACGTAGATGCCAACTACGCCACCTTAGAGGATGTTAACTTTCTATCTCAATCTGGAACGCACATTGGGGATGATACCAACCCCTCGCTTGGCACTAATCCTTCCGGCTACGATTTCAACACGATGTACGGCACCGTAGATTCTGGTGTTCAAGTTGGTGTAAAATTTGCAACAAGAATAAAAAGCTCCAGTACCATGCGTGGGTTTAGCCTTCAATATCACGATGAAAGGGACTCGTAAGAATGAAAGATAGATTTTCTTTACATATCCACAATGGGCAAGCTGATATCCTAGAGGCTATAACTGTACTCAGGAATGGCGGCACTGCTTCTCAATCTGGACTAGTTGGTATAACAAATATACAATACCAGCCAACGTCTAGTGCTATGCCTTCTGCAATATTGCCAGAAACTATCTTTAATGTTCAATCTTCTGGGTCTTGCGACATTAGGTTTAGTAGTCATGATTTTATCAGCAGAAGCACTATACAGCTTTTGTCAAATGGAAACTCCTTAGCTTCTGGCTTCCAAGTTTCCTACACACCCCTTGGCGATAACGCCTCACTAAACACGGACGACAATATACCCTCTTTTTCTTATTCAACATCTAATCCGGTTGTTGATTTTGACTTAATTAGACCTAGTGGCGGTAGCGGTGTAAAAATTGGGTTCCTATCAGTTAGCGAACAGGGTTACGTAGGCATTGGTACTACTTCGCACAAAATGCCAGATGGTTCACAAAGCAACTTATTTAGCCTCAACGATCCATTAACTATTTCTCACAGCGGTCTTGCAAATAGCGGGACTATCGCTATACGAGAGCAAAACAGCACCCCTTCTTCCAAATCTGATTTTGGAAAGCTCTACGTTAAGCCAAAAATTACTGGAGACCAAACACAATCGCTATTCTTCTTAGACGATGGCGGCACAGAATTTGACATTATAAAAAGTCGATTCGATTATTTTGACGGCACTTTATACGGTGACGTTTATGGAAATACATTTGGCGGTTGGTATTCTCCTCATGACAGATCAGAAAAATCAGATAGGCTCTGGAACACAATTGTGGGCCATGCCGCTGGCTCTTTACTTACTGATGGCGACTCAAACACAATACTAGGGTATTTTGCTGGTAGCGGTATAAATAGCAACAAATCCAATACGGTCATCGGAGCCACATCTTACACTCACGCAAGGCAGGGTGAAGGAAATGTTATACTAGGATTTAAAAACGCATCTCCCGCAGACCTTTCTTCAGACATAGTACAAGATAATTTCTCACGTAGTATTATTATTGGAACTGGTCTTTATGTTGGTGAATCGCCAGATGATGATACTTTAGCAATTGGTTACGGATCAACACCCTTGGTCCTTGGCAAGCTAGGATCTTCTGCAAGATTTTTTAGTGTCAAGTCAACCCCCAGTGCTGACGCCCTTCTTTCTGTAGACGGCAAAGATCTAGTTTTTGGTTTTACAAATACGCTAGAAAATGACTACTACAACACTGATGATAGGCGACACAGTTTAATAACCATACAGGATACTTTGTCAGAACTAGACAGTGAATCTATGCTGTCTTTGCGTTTTTCTAATCAAGATAACGTTAGTAAAACACTTGTCGATTTTGAACCTAGCGGTACAATAACTTCAACCGCTTCCTTCACTGAGCCCACATTTAGAACGCCCTATATGGCCGTTAGTGGTGATATAAGATGCTTAGGTGCACTTAGATTTTCTGACGGCAGCGTCATATCAACAGCTGCAAATGTAGACATTCTAGCTGCTACTGGTATAGCGAAAGTTACGGGAACAGCAGATGGCAATCACTATTTCCGACTACGTTACTTTGACACTCTTTCAGACGCCACCTCTTTAGTAAGCGGCCCTCTAGATACTTCTACAGCAACTTTAGCTCTTGAAGTTTATGACTCTACAGATACCGCATATCGAGTTGGCAAAATAACTATGGATAGTTTTACAAACTATCTTGCTAGTGGTTATGCAGCTGCTGCCGAAAATTGTAATATGATTTTCACAGACAATAAGTATACATTCGACACAACTAGAAATAGTAGAAGTGTTGTCATAGGGTGTGATACAGCCTCTTACGCTACGGGCTGGAAGAACTCTGTGATGATCGGAAATCAAGCTGGTTATGCGGCAACTATAGCTAATACAGCCTTAGAGACAGACACCTCTTGCGTTTTCATTGGCGACAAGGCTGGTTATGACGCAGACAATGCTGATAATTCAGTATTCTTAGGCAGCTCTGCTGGTAAAAATGCTGACGCAGCTGAAAACTCTATTTTCATAGGGAACAGTGCTGGTTTAAATTCTACAACCAGCTTTTCAATCGGGATTGGAGACTTTGCTTTAGCTGGGTTCGATGATTCTGACGCGATTGAAGCAGGTACAAGAAATATAGAAATCGTCGCTGGTAAGCTAAACAACCAAAGGTTAATGTATGAACTCGGCAACCTTAACGATAGACTGAACATACAAAATAGCATAGCTGGCTTTACAGAGCACAGATTTATATCTATTGGTGATGCACGACTTGCCCCAGAATGTCCTCTGGAAGCAAGAAGAAATGAAACCATAACAGGTCACAACACTACACCAGATATACAAGCTTGGTATAATGATAATTCAAGAATCGGTAGATTCAACGCTTCTGGCGACTTGGTAAGCACAATCATGCCTTCCGGCTATGAAGCGTCTGGAAACAGAATGACCAGTGAGGCTTGGTTTGGCAATATAGAGGGCTTTATGGTTGATTATGTCTACGCACCAGCGAGTTATGACACGCCAACTAGCGGTTTAATGACCGTTAAAGACTCCACGTTTACTTCAGCTGAACAAATAATGATTGTAAATAGAGATACTCAATTAAGTATCCACGGTGCTGGTGCTACAGGTGGAGCAGCATACGTAATAGCAAGTAGGGTAAATGGAGAATTTAGACCAATATATGTAAGCTGCTCTGGAACTTAAGGAGACCTCTTATGGGAAATTGTTGCTGCGGAGGGGGTGGCGAACCACCAATCAGGGGAGCTTGTTGCTTTTTGATACCACCCACTTTTGAAGAGTTTGGGTGCGAGGATAACGTTACGGCTAATGATTGTGCTGCCAAGATTGGCGGTAGGTTTTTTCCCGACCAAACATGCATCAATATTGACTGTGAAGAAGATCCACCATCTTCGGTTAAGTGTAACTTTGACACTCTTGAGTGTGGTGTAAATCCCCCACCTCCTTGGGAATGGATTTCTAACTGTGCGGTATGTACGAGCACGACCAGTAGCACAACTACGACAGCTACAACTACTACAGAATCGCCAGAATGTGACTGTGAATGCTTAACACAGGATTGCTGCTCTAATCCCGCTTGTGGATCTCTACCTGTGATAGATTGCACTGTGTGTCCCGGTAGAGAACCTTGTTATTGGGATTGCAATATTTGTGCTTGTGCAAACGGTGGCGATACCAGCGTATGTGGACCATGTGAAGGTGCTTGCTGCGAAACTTGCACCGATGGGCTAGGCAATGTCATTTCTCAAACTTGCACTGATGGTGTTTCTCACACATCTTGCAATGAATCCGCTGGATCATCAGGGTGCACCTATACGTTTGTGTATGGTGCCAGCTGTGATGATATAAACTGTGAAACTGTTACAACTACCAGCTACACAACTACCACCACCACTACCACTGAAAACCCATGCTCTAATGGTCTTCCGTGTTCTGCGGGAGATTCCTGTCCAGAAGGTTACAATTGTTCAGAAATACTTTGTTGCTGCGACGGTGTTCCAACTCGCGTAGTAGGCCAGCCGGGATGTTGCGTTTCGTGCCCAGAGGGTTGCGAGCCACCTGAACTTGGGGTTCCATGCACGAGTACCACTACAACCTTCGGGCCTACAACTGAAACAAGCACTAGCACGACAACTTCGTCGCCTACAGTACCATGTCCATGCGAATACTTAGATTGCGGCTGCCCAACCGCTACCGACACTAAGCCGGAGTGTGCAGCTGGTCAATATTTTGATTGCGAACAATGCCAGTGTGTAGAAGATGACGGTGGCGGTGGACCCGACGATCCAGAGCCTCCCCCAATTATAATCTCTGAAGCTACAGCTGCTTCCTCCTGTAGTGATTCAGTATGTCAATATGAGTGGATGTACCCTCCGGGTTCTTGGGTTCAAACAGCAAGCTACTGCTCAGAGGGTTGTACGTGTCCTGATCCCCCAAGCTACCCAGCCGCCCAAGGTGTTACAGTTGAATTAGATTGTCAAGGAGAAGATACAACCACAAGCACCACAACAACCGCTGCCCCCACTACCACTACGACAGGAAGCCCTTGTTCACAGTCAAATTGCACATATCAATGGACTGTCAGTCAGGGGTGGCAACAGCTTTCAAACAACTGTGCTGAGGGCTGCGAGTGTAGTGGACCGCCTTCGTCAGCTCCAAGTTCGGATGGCTACACTGAGGATGTTGCTTGTCAAGACATTGCTACCACGACCACCACTACCACAACTAGCAGTACTACCAGTAGCACTACCACTACGTTAGATCCAGCTATAGATGGAGCCGACGACACAACTACGACTACCACCACTACCGGAACTACTACCACCACCACTGGAACCACTACTACTACCACTGGAACTACAACCACCACTACAACCACCACTGCATCACCCGGAGGTGGAGGAGTTGGCGTGGGTGGAGGATACTAAAATTTTAAACTAAAGGAGAAAAAAGATGGAACAAACTTTAACTATTGGCATGGCACACCACAATGATTACAACGGTGTTTATTTTTCTATACAAGACATAAGAAAGGAATTGATATTTAACGGTAGGCAAGACTTGTTAAAAAAAATAGAATTCGTTGTTGTAGAAAACGACCCTAATAGCAAACATGCCAACGAACTGAAAAATTTATCAAACCACATCCCTCAGATGAGAATCATAGATTTACACGACAAAAAGGGTACATCTGTTGCTAGAAATAAAATAATAGAAGAAGCAAAAACCAACTTTGTTTTAGTAATGGACTGCCACGTTTTGTTATGCCCTCTGGTTAAAACGCTAGAAAACTTATTTACGTTCATGGAGTACAACAAGGACACAAACGATCTTTACACAGGACCATTGGTGTATGATAATATGAGAATGATTTCCACGCACTTTAATGATGAGTGGAGAAGTCAAATGTGGGGCACTTGGGGAAATGCTTGGCAGTGTGTTTGCGAGTCTTTCAATTTTTCAATTATGAACAACGAAGGTAATTGCAAGTTTGTTTCAATGGTTGGTCAAAAACCTTTAGATAAATGCGAATATTGTGAAAGAGAGTTTCCAAAGATACCCTTCTCGCAACATGAAATTAAATTAAATGCAGATGGATACTCACAACTAGGTCAAAGGTCTGACAGTGAGCCTTTTGAAGTGTTTGGTCAAGGGCTAGGTGTATTCTTTACTAAGAAAAATACTTGGCTAGGATTTAATGATCATGCCAGAGGTTTTGGCGGCGAAGAGTGTTATATTCATGAAAAGTACAGGAAAGCTGGAAGAAAAACCATGTGCCTACCATTTTTAAAGTGGTTACATAGATTTGGCAGACCGGACGGTGTTAAGTATGAGCTAACTGTTGAGGGAAAAGTAAGAAACTACATTCTAGAGTTTAAAGAAATCGGTTTAGACATGGAACCCCTCAAAGAGCACTTTACCAAAAAATTTAATTTTCCATCCGATAAGTGGGATAGTTATATTGAGCAGGCAAATGCTATATACGCAGACGACGCTGAAACCACTCAAGTGTCTCCAGAAGATCTTGCCGAACAAATAAAAATTCTTGAACAAAAACTTTTAAAAGCACAAAACAATAAAAAACCCTGTTCCTCAAAGAAATGTTGTAAAAGGTAATTAACATGAGTTTAGTAATTTCAGATAGAGTAAAAGAAACCACAACGACGCAGGGAACTGGTACAGTTACTCTTGGTGGTCCTCTTGGTGGCTTTCAATCATTTTCATCTGCGGTAGGTTCTGGAAACACAACCTACTATGTTATAGAAAACGACACGCAGTTCGAGATAGGTATTGGAACGTGTAGCGGGGACTCTCTATCTAGAGACACTGTTTTGAGAAGCTCTAGCGGCGGCTCAAAAATATCATTATCGGGCGTGTCCTTCGTGTTCTGTGCTATACCGGCTGACAGGTCCATGTTCAAGGACGCAGATGGTAATTTTGTTATATCTGGAGATATTTCTATAGATGATTTATTTGCAGATGGTAACATTGTGTCCAAGGGTGATATTCACGCTAGTGGCGATATAAGCACTGATGGCAATATCAGCAGCGTTGATATATCAGCTGGCTCTCTCACTATTACAGAGTTAACCGCCAGTGGCAATGTGGTTGCTAATGATGTCATAGCTAGTGGACAAATTTTATCTAGCGGCTTGCTTACTTTAGCTAGAACAAATGCGGGTAGTTTCGTTCACGCCATTGTTGATGACAATAATCAAATTATTACCCTACATACAGATGGAAACACTTCCCCAGAGTGGAAGCTTGGCTTGAAAACCAACCCGTCTGAAACAGCCGCCCCTACAGTTGCCTACATAGTTGCCAAGGATGGTGATATAGGTTTTTACGCCAATTCATCTAATCACCTAGATTTAGATCACGGACAAGGCTTTGTTGTAACAAACAAGGGCGATACCACCTTTGTTTCTTCGTCCGCTACAGGTAATTACGCTATTGGTAATACAGCGGCTTACCCGTCTTTTGTTGTAAAGGCGGCAGTGTCTCAAGCTGATAACATACAAGAATGGCAAAATAGCTCAGAGATAACTTTAGCTAATGTTTCCAGTGACGGCTCTATTCAAACTAGTGGTAGTATTAGTGCTAGTGGTGGAATCTTGTTTAATGATCTTGTGCCTAACTCCATTACAAACAAGTTATACAATGATGGTGGAACCCTGAAGTTTAGCGGTTCTTCTTTAGGTGGTGATGCTAAAAATACAGACGTGTTAGCAAACTCAGCTAGTGGCGTAGCAATTAGTGGTTACATTGATCATGTTGCTGGTTCAGGATCAGATCTAACTATATCTTCTGGTAACGCAAATTTAGCCCTTATTAGTGCTAACACAACCGAAACGAGGGCTGCCGATGAAGCGAATGCTGCCAGTGGCGTTTCTATTAGTGGGTGGGCTGATTCTACCTTTCTAACCTCCGCACCCAACGCCAATGACGTTGAGGCCAATTCTGCTAGTGGTGTTGCTATTAGTGGTTGGGCCTCCCACACAATAGATGCAACCGGATTATACGTTAGGGGCTTGACCCTTGATAACACCACAGAAATAAGATCTAACTCTGCGAGCGGTGTTGCGATTAGTGGTTGGTCTGCCTATAAAGTAGACGCTAATGCATCATTAATATCCGATAATACTATAAACATTTCAGTTTCTGGTAACAGGATTGAAACTAGACTAGAAGCAGATATTCGTGCGAACTCTGCAAGCGGTTCACTTCACGCTGCTGATATTTTAAGTAACTCTGCTAGTGGTGCTGCTATATCTGGCTACAATGCAGCTTACACAGATATTAAAGTTGCAGCATTAATTGGCGGTGCACCGGCTACTTTAGACACTTTAAACGAAATAGCCGCCGCTATTAATGACGATGCAAATATTGCTACCACCTTAACAAACTCAATCTCTGCAAATACTACAGAAATTAGGGCAAACTCTGTCAGCGGTGTTGTTAACGCAGCAGACATCTTGGCAAACTCAGTGAGTGGAGTGGTTATATCAGGAATTGCAGAAGCCGCCTCGCCCACCGGTACACCAAGCGGTGTTGCGTTCTTTGGCAATGATGGCCTTATAACAACAGACACACCTTTTTATTACGGCGGTTATGGTGATCTGCACATAGAAAGTATATTCTCATCAAGCGGTATAAAAATATTTAGTTCTGGAGATATTGCAGATACTCACAGCGAATACTTCAAAATTGACGCCTCTACAACAAGATTCAATATTGGAACATTCGGAGATGGCGATGGTGATGGTCCTGATTTATATATTTACAGAGATGGTGCGTCTCATCTTGAGCTGAATAGTGCTGGCACCCAAGTCATTAGACCTCTAATACCAAACGTTGACGGTAGTCCAAATATAGGTAGATCAGATTTAAGATTTGGAACTGTTTATTCTTGGAATTTAGATGCAGAATCTCATAGCGCCACAGGAACCCCACTCAAGGTTAAAGGCGCAGCAGCTCAGAGTGCCAATTTGACAGAGTGGAAAGATAGCTCAGACCAAGTTTTAGCAAAGATAGACTCAAGTGGTGTCTTTACTCAAATCCTTGGTTCTAGTGGAACTGATGTATCTAGATTAATATTTGGAGATAGCGAGAGGGGGCAACTTTCCGAAGACGGGTATGTGACCGGTGTTTGGCTAGACTATGAAGACGGCTCTGCATATAATAACGGGGGGTTGATTTTTGGAACGTGGTACAACACTAGTAAAACAGCAAAAACTTACCTACAGGTAGAAAGAGATTTTATTAGATTTGAAGTAGGGAATGGCTTAAGACTTACCACCACATCAACCGCAACTAGAATAAATGGTAATTTGGAGCCTTACAGTTCGCTGACTAACAACTTAGGAAAGTTGAATGCACCTTGGTTAAATATATATGGGCAAAATTTTCACGTCAGCGGTATTCTCTACGCTTCCGGTGACCCCGGAACCAATGGTCAAGTTCTAACTTCTACCGCAGACGGTATCGAGTGGCGAGACGCAAATACTCTAGCTGGACTTAGTGGCACACCAAGCGGCGTGTCTTTCTTTGGTGGAGACGGGCTTCTTACTGATGACTCTGGATTTATCGTAGATTCTGGCTACGGCCAAATACAAGTTGGTATTAACGCCACTCCTTCTGATATAAACAACCCTAACAACACTTTTAATGTATTTAGTAACGAATACAACCAATTGGCAAAAATTACACTGAAAAATAAAGCTCGTGGAAATACAACACTTGATATTGTTGCTACATCTGGCGGTAGAAGTGCTAGTACTACATATACAGTGGGGTCGCATGATTGGTATGTAGGACAATTGACAGCTAGCATGGCTGGTCTTGGCAACCGATTTGTTGTCGCTTCTTACGATCTGGATAGCTCTAGATCTATTATAATGGATAGTAATGGTTACGTTGTTCTTGGAGGTACTGGTCCTCAAGCTAAACTTCATGTTAACAATACTCTTTTGGCAACCTATCCCGTAAGTATCTTTAGAGGGATGGCGGCACAAGCTGGTAATTTGACAGAGTGGCAGGCCAGCGACGGAACAGTAGTCGCTATGGTTAAGCCTGATGGTAGTATAGCTAGTAGTGGGGATATTAGTGCTAGTGGTAATATCACCGCTAATGGTAACATTGGTATAGGAGCCTCTAATCCTACAGATAGATTAGTTGTTGCAGGCAACTTAAAAACGACCCACATCGGATATACAACGAATGCTTTCAGAGTAACACATAATTCTAATGACACATACTTAAGTTTATATAAAAGATCAGATCAAAGCAATGCTGCGGTTAAGATTATAACCGCAGGCGAGTCAG